GGTCAAGATGCGACCGAGCAACCGGAGCCCATGCCAGATCGTGTTCCGGCTGAAGAGCCGGTGCCGGAGGTGTGGGATGACGTGGAGAACCGTCTTGTAGGATATCTGGCGCAGTACACGTACGGGGTTGTTCGAACGAACCGTACGGCTGCGTCATTGATGTCCAAGGCGGTGTCTTGGGCCAAGCAACAGGAACAACACCTCGGCCCAGCTTCCCATCCGGTTGTTTTCCGGGAGATCGCGTCGCGGGCGATTCCACGGGCTCTTGAGCCCGATGCCGCTGAGGAGCGGCTGTTTGATCTGTACGGCGATGAGAGGAGGATGCGCCGTATAGAGGTGGCCAACATAGCTGCCGCAGAGATGCGAGATGACCGTACGAGGCGTTGGTGGCCCGCGGTTGTTGTGCTGCTGTTGTCGGTCGTCGGGTGTTGCGGGGTTTGGAGCAGTGAAAGTTTGGAGGTCTTCACTGCCCTTATCGCCGTATTGTTGGCAGGCTGGGTGGCGATGTGGGTCAAACCGTGTCGCTACCGCCTGCTAACCGAATGAGGGTGCCCAGTTCGGGTCCCTGGTGTCTGCGCCTATCCTAAAGAACTACAGGAGGTGGCTGCTGGACACGTAGGACCCACACCGCCTCCGAGCTGGGAGCATAATAACAGGCGCCACCTGATAAGGTTGGTTCCGCCCATCCCTGGCCTGTGGACGTGTTACACGCACACTGGGTGTGTGTGCAACGAGTTGGTTTCTGCAACCAACCGGGTTTTGGGTGTTATTCCTAAGTCCACTAAGCGTGGACTCACCATCTTACGCCGTGAGTTAAATTCCATGGCTGGGAAGATCGGCCACCTCGTGCCTTTAAGTCTGGACGCTGTGCTGAAGACCTTTCGAGGTGCTCGTGCTAAGCGTTACCAGCAAGCATACGAGAGTTTGCTGAAATTCCCATTTCATGATGGTGACGCCAGGATAAATTCGTTCGTTAAATCGGAACGTTTTGATCCAGGCGATAAGGTTAACCCCGACCCACGTATGATCCAGGCCCGGGACCCGAGGTACAATTTGTTAATAGCTAAGTACCTCAGACCCGTCGAACACTCTATTTATAATCTTAAGGGTATGGACGGGTTGCGCTGTGTGGCCAAAGGTTTGAACCAGAAGGAGCGAGCCGACTTATTCCTGCGCAAGTGGGATTTGTTCGACCAACCCGTCTGTTTCAGCATCGACTGTTCCCGTTGGGACAAGCATGTCAATTCTGCTGTCCTCGGGTTAGAGCACATGTTTTATCGTCGCATCATGCCTGCTTGCACCGAGTTGCGCCGTCTGCTTAAGTTGCAGCGGCGCAACAAGTGCCGCACGGCTGGCGGTGTTAAATACACGGTCGATGGTGGTAGAATGTCTGGTGACATCAACACCGCGCTGGGTAATTGTAC